CTCGTCTGATGGGCATGGCTCGTTGCATAGGTGGCAGATTATCCTAACCTGGAGCGCATTAAGAGCTTCTCGCTGGCGAGCCTTCTCATATAAAACATCATCGGTTGGAAACTTTTCCCATTCACCGTCTTGATTCATAAACTGTAAGCCGCTCATTTTTTAGCCTCTTGTGGCTTCCAAGTGCCATCTGATGCAATGTTGTACCAAATAACATCTCGGCATACATAGCAATCAAACTTACCCCAAGGCTTGTTATTCTTGGCGCTCACGCCAGTTTTCCATTCCATCGGCTTATGATCGTGGCAGTTGCGACATCGAGGTATGTCCTTATCGATCTTGGTCGCACCTAATACGTCTTGAACCAAGGTAATAGCCTCGGCAGCACTTGGCGCAGGGCTTACTGCCTTAACAGTCCAGACATCATCCTCGACCGGCATTGTGATCTTATCCGCTAGCTTCTCAGCAAACGGTTTTGACTGCGCCTGATTGACTTTTGCCATTTCTTCACGAGAAGGGCGTTTGCCTTTCGCTGCATAATTCGCGTTAGCCAAAGCACGACCAATCGCACTCGTCTCGCAATTCTCAAGCGCCGACGTAGAATTGACTCCTCGCGTAGATACGGTTTCCTCAGCAAAGCCAGTAGTCCAAGGGTGTGCATCCACTTCAGTTCTATAGATAGAAGCCTTAACGATAAACCGCTGAAGAGTATGCTCAACGATCTCAGTATATATTCGACCATCAGGATGTTCCTTCCAGAACTTAACTAGGCGTTCTTCGACTGTCTCGTAATCTTCTAAATTAAACATATAACTCATTCTCCTCTGTCGCTAATTGTCCAGCAATGGCAAGGTAACTAGCGCCATCGACCCAGGTGTCAATTTTCTGTGCATCCTCGATGCTTCTGGCAATCTTGACCAGCGCGAGTACGACCGCAACTTGATAATCTGTAATCGGCATTTCCAGATAGGCGCTGATAAGCCTTGCTGCTCTTGCCATATTGTCAGTCGGGTGACCGTAACTAAGTCCCCGGTCTTGGTATAAGTCTGTAGCTGTTTGAAGGATTTCTGCATGCTTCATACTCGCACCTTCTCGACAGTTTCGTAATGCTTGCGAACTGCCTTGCGCCCTACTATGTAACCGTCTCTGTGGCCTATTTTGTAGCCCAGAAAAAACATCCCAAACCAACTAGCTAGGATGATTAACTGTAATAAACTCATATTGCTCCCTTTTGCCAGAATCTCTGGCTTCTTGGGATAAGAATGACATAACTAACAGACAGAACCGCGATCATTTACATAACGAAACGGTAACAATTCTGCCTCATCGACTGAATCATCAATCGTTCGTTTTATATCGTTATCGAGATCGTCCATACCTACGGCCATGAACTACGAAAGTCCCATCCTTTTCAAGGTTAATTAAAGTTACTTGGCTATCTTCAACCAGAATAAACGCTTGCTGCCAGTTCATAGTTCCCTTGGTATAGCCAGCCTTTCGAACATCCATAAGATGGCCACCTTCTACGCCACGCAAGATACGCCCTATTTTGCCCCCAGAAGCCTCTGTAAAGGCCGACTGACCTGCTCTGTGTGTATGTCCGCAAACTACGCTTAAACCGTGCCTGCGGGCTGCTGAGAGCGCTGTAAGGCCTGCATTAGGATTAATGCCCTGCTCGTCACCGTGAACCGCCACCCAGCCTTTAGCAAAGGCGTATGGCTTCTTATGGTAGGTAATGCCTAGTTCATCGAGTTTTAAAAACTTCTCAAAGCGCAACTCAGGCAAAGCCAGGAACGCTGGAATCTTCTTCATAATGACGTTGTATAAGCGATCCGTATGATTACTTCTTATCATATGGGCAGACTTGGCATACTCCACTAAAGACCAGAGGACTTCTACTGCCTGGTCTCGATCATCAGCTAGTGTCTGCTCGTACCAGCCCGGTGTTCCGTCTGACCATCGACTGATCTGCGGGAGATCGATTTCATCTCCCAGAGTAATGACGCTATCTGGCCTGTATGCCTTAATAAAAGATGCAACATTGCGGACAGCAATTTCATCGTGATATGGAACCTGTAAATCTGGAACGATTACAGTTCTTTTCATTGTTAATCCTCATCGTCATCGTCATCATCCCAAGTGTGTGGGATTAGGTCTGGCTTAGGGAGAATCCAATCTGGATAAGCTGATGGCTCGACTATTACTGCTAAGGCAATATCGATCTCAAAACCAGCGCGGCGAAGCGCTCTATACATTTCCTGGAGACTTATTGCCCAGGCATCTAATGCTGTATATGTATCGAGGTCTATAACCTTTTTACGAGCCATAAGATTATTGTGACTTATCGCAAAGGATTTCGTAGATTTTGTCGACGCGTGTCTCTAAACGATTTATGGCATCTTTCATCGATGAGCCACTATTCGGCTTTAATTCCGCTAAATAGTGTTTGATCATAAAGTTCAGCATGGCAGTTATACCACCCAGAACCGTCACGATCGCTACTGCAAGTGCAGCATAATCTTGAGCCGTCATTTTTTAGGTGTGGCATAACCAAATACGCCTGCAACAATCGAGCCGAGAATTGCCCGGTAATCCAAAGCAAAGTTAGAAGTAGTTCCCCATACAGCTAAGAATGCGCCGATTGAAATTATTGCTGGGTGCTTCATATTCATTTGGTTTCTCCTAATAATGGGATCTTAAAGAACGAGCCATCTTGATCACCTTTGTTAGTGAAAGAGATATGGCAATGATGGTTGTGCGGATTGCTTCCCTTATATTTTCTCCAGCGCCAGCCCAAGCGAGATGATGCGATTCGGCCATTGAATATGACATAAGAGATGCGCTTCTCTCCAGACTTTGCAAGGAGTCGAATCTGATCTGCAATATCGGGCATGAGATCGGGCTTGCCGCTCTTATGGACATCTCGATCAACATCGATTGCTCTAACAGTCCCAGTCTTTGGATCAGGGTTGTGATCGCTAGGGCGCGCTGAATGACGGAGATCGCCGATCCATCCATCGGAACGCCTATCACGATCTGGGAAGGTGTCATCAAACTGTTCCCTTAACTGTTGAGCAGCTTTAGATAGTGTTGGTTTCATCCAAGTAAAAGCGCCGCTTCATCGGCATTAATTCCTAAGCGAGCAAGTAAAGCGGTCTTCTCGGATGCTTTTGCTTCTAATTCTGCTTGGTTTGCCTGTTGTGCAAGTTGCATTTCTGCCCAGGCTTCGCAAGCCGCATTGTATTCAGCCCCGGTCAATTCAATTTCTTCGCCATTAACGGTTTGCACCATTGTTGAATTTTCTGCTTTGCATTGTGCTATTAGTTGCGCTTTAGTAGTCATGTTATGCCGCCTCATATACTAGAACAAATCGGATTTCATCATTTGTTGTAAAAGTAATTGGGAATGTTGAGCTAATTGATGATGCTGCATTTGATCCGCTTTGCGGTGAAAGAATTGCAACATTAGTTGTCGTATCCTGTTTTGCTTGACATATGTATTCATTAGTAGCGGCATCTAATACATAAGCAGATCCTATTGCATTTGTATTTGCTGCCGTAACTGGCAAGGTAATTCTTGGCTGAGTTGCAGTAATGCTTGTTGTTGAACCAAAAACCAATTTGTAATATGCAAAAACGAATTTGCCGCTTTGTCCATAACGTGCGGTAACTGTGCCATTCCCAACTGTTATGTTTGTGTAGGTTGGAGTCCAAGCCGCGAATGTGAAAGCGCCACTAGCAGCCGTTGCCCAAGCCAACCCGGTCGCAGCAGTTGAATCGGCAGTCAATACCTGGCCATTTGTTCCAACCGCTAAACGTGCTGGAGTGTCTGCTGCTGTTGCAGTAATTAGATCACCTTTAGCATCAAGGATAATTAGCGGATCAACAGCAACCCAGGAGAAATCAAGGTCTGTGCCTGATGCCTTAGCTAGTACTTGACCAGTTGTGCCGCCTTTAAGATCCACCATTGCGGTATCTATATCTTGGCCAAGTGCAGCAATAGCGGTAGCGCCATCCTTTACTAGGTCTGTGGACTGAGGGATATCCCACCCAAAGTTGGTAGTTGTTGTTGCCATTACGCTACTGCTCCTATCGCATTTAGCCAGGTTAGGCTCGTGTTAAGTGTGTTCCAAGTTTCCGCTGCATTGACCTGTTCCCATTTTACCGCAACTTGTGAGAAGTTCACAGGAGATGCGTTGAATGTTACGGTCAAATTGTTGAGCGAGGCTCTGAATGTCCAGCCCTCAATGTAACCCTGGAAAGATCCGCCCGTGATGTTTGGCGGTAGATTCTGGATCCAAACTGGCTGACCTAAGAAGATGTTAATTAAGGCATCTCTATCAGCATTATCGATCTCAGGATTTCCAAGTTCAAAAGTGATGCTTTGAAACTTGGGATAAGGGAAGGCGCGAAGATCGATATAACGATCGGCCAAAAGTACGGCATCGGAATTGTTTTTAATTCTAGATGTGTATTGCTCAGCATAAACTCCAAAAAGAGTTTCGCTCTCTGTATCGGTAGCGGTATAAGTATGATTGCCGTTAGTGCCAGAAACGATAGTAAAACTATTGCGAATATCTCCAGCGCGAGTAGTGGCTGCCAAACCTACGCCATTAGCGTGGTTAGCATCAAGCGTGGTGTATCCGTTAGCAGCTAAATAATCTTGGCGGTGAGTTTGATCTGCATACCCGATATTGCCGTTTGCATCCTCGTATAGAACCGCAAAGGCTGAATTAGCAATAGCGGTACATAATGAGTAAAGATCTGTGTTAGAAGATGACCGGGCTATGAGTTCATAATCGCCTGGTTGGTCAATTTCACCTAGGCCGATATTAACTGCATTTAACCAAGTCTCGGTAGGGTCATAATTAGCCCAAGTCTGAGCCGCTGGCACTTCATTCCATTGCCCTAATAGGTAGCCCGAAAGAAGCGTGTAAATCTGATCTCCGTCAAAGTCTGCAGATAAGACTCCAGCATCGATGATTCGAGGAAGTTTAGATAATGCTCCAAGGGCTGTAATAGTTGCAATAGTTGTATAACCCAAGTCCCCCGCCTGATTAACTGCAATAGTAAAATCAGAGATAAACCCGCCAAAGATAGGTATATAAGTCCCAACTGAATTAGTTACCTCAACTGTGATGCCAGTTCCAACGGTAAAGTCATAACTTGAGTTATTAAGGTTCATCAACTGTAACTGACAATAACCCGCAACTGGCTGAACGTTAATATCTGTACGCCC